AGACCTTGCTCAGGCTCTGAAAATAGCTATCAATTCTGTATATGGTCTTACATCAGCTTCGTTCGACAATCCGTTCAGGGATCCGAGAAATAAGGATAACATTGTAGCTAAGCGCGGAGCGCTCTTCATGATTAACCTTAAGCATGAGGTTCAGAGAAGAGGATTCACTGTAGCTCACATCAAGACGGATTCTATAAAGATTCCGAATGCCACTCCTGAAATCATCGACTTTGTTATGAAGTACGGAAAGCTCTATGGGTACAACTTCGAGCATGAGGCAACTTATGAGAAGATGTGTCTTGTTAATGATGCCGTGTACATTGCAAAGTATGAAGACGAGAAAGGAGAATGGACTGCAACAGGAACACAGTTCCAGGTACCTTATGTCTTTAAGACATTGTTCAGCAAAGAGCCGATTGAATTTGATGACCTTTGCGAGACAAAGTCCGTATCGACAGAATTATATTTGGACATGAATGAGAATCTTCCTGAAGGCGAACACGATTACAAGTTTGTAGGAAGAGTTGGAAGGTTCTGTCCGATTAAGCCTGGCTGTGGTGGCGGAGAACTCTTACGTCACAAAGAAGGTAAGTACAGCGCAGCTGGTGGAACCAAAGGTTTCAGATGGCTTGAATCGGAGATGGTCAAGACACTTGGTAAAGAGGATGACATTGACAGGTCGTACTATGACCGTCTTGCCAGCGCGGCAGTAGATGCAATTTCCAGTTATGGCGACTATGACTGGTTTGTATCAAATGATATTTTAAGTAATGCAATGAATGCACCCGAGGAACCATTGCCTTGGGACTAAGAAAGGAGAGCAAGTAATTATGGTTGATTCCAGAAACATGACACTTGAGAACGCAACAATTATTTTTAAGCACTTTTCCGGAGATAAGTTCTCTAACAATCTTCCGACTTTCTGCGTCAGACTTGATGAGCAGCTTGCTTCAGAGTTTAGAGATGCAGGCTGGCCTGTAAAGGCTTGGGTTAGCGATAAGAATTCCATTCCTGATCAGGAGCCCACGCACTTCATCAAGCTTAAGGTTAATTTCAGAGAAGGTCGTGATGGACTTACACCGAAGATTGTTTCGAAGGACAACGTTACCGGAAAGAAGACTCGTTACGATGCAACTAACATCCATCGTTTGGATGATCTCAATATCAGCCGGGCTGTGGTGGACATCTTCCGTGGATGGACAGAGCAGTATCAGTGCAACTACATTGGTCTCAACAGATTATATTTAGAGATTGACAGTGATGAGCTTGATCGTCTGATGGATATGGATGACGATGACAGCTGGCTTAAAGATGATGCTGACACTTTATGATCATCAGCAGTCTGCAGTTAACAGATTAAAGAACGGCTCTATTCTGTGTGGTGGAGTTGGAACGGGAAAATCGAGAACCTCTCTTGCTTACTATTATATTTGTGAGTGTGGAGGTTCTCTTCCTGTTAATGGAAAAGGATTCTGGAGAAAGATGAAAACTCCAAGAGACCTTTACATCATCACTACTGCTAAGAAGAGAGACAGCAACGAGTGGATGGAAGAATGCGCTGCTTTCAAGATTACTTCTAATCCAGACATCAATGAGTCACATGTGAAAGTGACTGTTGATTCGTGGAACAACATCAAGAAGTACAAAGATGTGAGCGGCGCATTTTTTATATTTGATGAACAGCGTGTTGTAGGTTGGGGAGCTTGGTCTAAAACGTTTGTGAGAATCTCGAGTCGAAATCACTGGATTCTATTAAGCGCTACACCTGGGGATACATGGCAGGATTATATCCCCGTCTTTGTAGCAAATGGGTTCTACAGAAACAAGACTGACTTCCTGCGACAGCACGCTGTATTCAATCGCTACTCTAAGTATCCGAAGATTGACAAGTACGTTGGTCTCTCCAAACTGACAAAACTTAGAAAAGAGATTCTTGTTGAGATGAGCTTCGAGCGTCTCACGGTTTCTCATCACGAAAGAGTTTTGTGCAGTTACAACACCGATGATTATCGGAAGATAGTGAGAGACCGATGGAACATCTATGACAACGAGCCAATTCAGGAAACAGGAAAACTCTGTTACCTGATGCGGCAAGTTCCGAATTCTGATCCAAGCAGAATCAAAGCTGTAGATGAGCTCTTTAAGAAGCATGATCGAATTATTATATTCTACAACTTCACTTATGAGCTTGAAGCTTTGCGTGAGTATCTGACTAATTACAGAATCGAATTCGCAGAGTGGAACGGAGAGAAGCATCAGCAGGTTCCGGTTGGAGAACGTTGGGCTTATCTTGTTCAGTATAGTGCTGGAGCAGAAGGATGGAACTGCATTACAACCGACACTATTATATTTTACTCGCAGAACTACAGTTATCGAGTAATGATTCAGGCAGCAGGTCGGATTGACAGGATGAATACTCCTTACAGAGATCTTCATTACTATCATCTGATCTCTTACGCGCCAATCGATTTGGCAATAAGGAAAGCCGTTGAGAGGAAGCGAAACTTTAACGAGTCTGCTTTTGTAGGCAAGTTAAGTTCGCAACAAAAACATAGCATGTAATGGAGAGGATGGATAGAATACGCTATTTAGCATATTTTCATTCTCTCTATTTTTGTTTTAGGAGGACGTTTCAATGTTAGAAAGTAAGTTTCAATCAGACCTCATCAAAGAGATCAAAGCTCGCTTTCCTGGTTGCTATGTTCTCAAGAATGACTCCTCTATTATTCAAGGCATTCCTGACCTTTCAGTTTTTTACGGAAGCACTTGGGCGATGCTTGAATGCAAGCAAAGCGCAACTGCAAGTCACCAACCAAATCAGGACTATTATATTTCGGAGCTCGACAAGATGAGCTTCGCTGCGTTCATTTGTCCTGAGAACAAGGAGGAGATTCTAAATGCAATGGAACGATCATTCAAGAGATGTTCCGGAAGGAGCTCACGCGTTTCTAAGCGCAAGCAAGTATCACTGGATTAGCTATGACCTTGATAAGCTTCGCGCTACATACGAAAGCTACAGAGCGGCACAGAAGGGTACCGAGCTCCATGCACTTGCGAAGAGTTTAATAACTAACAAGATTAAGCTTCCTCGTTCAAAGCAGACACTTAACATGTATGTCAACGATGCAATCGGATATCGTATGAAACCTGAGCAGCCACTTTTATATTCTGAAAACTGCTTTGGTACAGCTGACGCAATAATGTTTGACGAAAGCAAGAGTCTTCTGAGAATCCACGATTTGAAAACAGGAGTTACTCCGGCTTCAATGCATCAGCTTGAGATTTACATGGCTTTGTTCTGTCTCGAATACGGAAGAGTGCAAGGATTCAAACCTAATGACATTTCTGCTGAACTTAGGATTTACCAGAATGGAGAAGTCATGGTTGAGAATCCTGATCCGTTAGACATAATTGATATTTCAAATAAGATTGTAGTTTTTGACAAAGAGATTAGGAAGATGAAGGGAGCAGCATATGGAGAATGAGTTATACCATTTCGGCGTCGGCGCAGATGACAACCCACCTGGCAGAGGCTCTGGCCGCTATCCCAAAGGTTCCGGAGAGAACCCGAATCAGCATGAGGCGTGGTCTCTCGATAAGTATAGAGAGTTGAAAGAGAACGGACTCTCCGATACAGAGATTTCTAAGGTGTTTGATATTTCAACCACAACACTTAGAGCGAAGAGATCGATTGATGTCAACAACGAACGAAGCCAGAGAATTGAAGAGATTAACAAACTCAAAGATACTGGCATGTCCACGAACGCTATTGCAAAGCAACTTGGCATGTCTGAGTCAACAGTTAGAAATCTCCTTACTTCTGGTCTTAAAGACAGAGCTGATTCCACGAGAATAACTGCTGATCTTCTGAAAGAGCAGGTTGATAAGAAGCGGTTTGTCGATGTTGGTCCTGGTGTTGAAACAGAAATGGGAATCTCCAGAACCAAACTTAAGACGGCCCTTGCTCTTCTTCAAGAAGAAGGTTATGAGAACATTAATGTTCAGGTAGACCAGCTTGGAACGAACAACAAGACTGTCATCTCAGTTCTTGCTGAGCCCGGCTCTACCTACAAAGACCTTGTTAAGAATCACATGGGTGACATACAGCCACTGTATGAGCACACCGGTGATGATGCTACAACCCCTAGTGGGTATCGACCTATTCTTCCCCCTGTTTCCTTAGACGGAAGCCGTGTTCAGATCAGATACGCTGAAGACGGAGGCAAGGAGAAGGATGGTGTTATTGAAATCAGGAAAGGTGTTGACGACCTTTCTCTTGGTTCGTCCCTTTATGCTCAGGTTAGAGTTGCTGTAGACGATAAGCTGTACCTTAAAGGCATGGCTATGTATGCAGCAGATGATAGCGAGTTTGAAAAGGGCAAAGATGTAATCTTTAACACCAACAAGACTAAAGACGTACCGTTTGAGAAGGTATTAAAGCCTTTAAAAGATGATCCGAACAATAAGTTTGGAGCAACCATTAAGCGACAGCTCTTCTACGAAGACAAAAATGGCAATGAGAAGCAGTCCGTGATGAACATTGTCAATGAAGAAGGAGACTGGGGTGAATGGTCTAAGAACCTGGCATCTCAGATGCTGTCTAAGCAGCCGCTTCCTCTTGTTAAGCGCCAGCTTGACCTCTCTTATAAGGACAAGAAGGAGCAGCTTGATGAGATCATGAGCCTTAACAACCCTGCTGTAAAGCGTAAGCTTCTCGAATCATTCGCAGAAGATTGCGATTCGGCATCTGTTAGACTCAAAGCTGCGGCTCTGCCTCGTCAGGCATCACATGTAATACTGCCAATCCCTGACATGAAAGAGACAGAGATCTACGCACCAAAGTATAAGTCTGGCGAGACAGTAGTTCTTATCAGATACCCCCATGGTGGTACGTTTGAGATACCCACCCTCACTGTAAACAACAGGCACAAGGGTGCCAAAGCGGTGATGGAGAATGCGAAGGATGCCGTCGGCATCAATGCCAAGGTAGCTGAACGACTGTCTGGTGCAGACTTTGATGGTGACACGGTCCTCGTCATCCCGATCAATGACCGAGTCAAGATCAAGACATCGGATCCTTTGCCTGGATTAAAAGACTTTGATCCTAAGGAGCGGTACAAGCTCCCTGATAGTGCGCCTAAGATGAAAGCTCGCACTAAACAGAATGAAATGGGCAGAGTCTCGAACCTTATCACTGACATGACAATCAAGGGTGCTACTCCGGATGAGCTTGCACGAGCAGTCCGCCACTCCATGGTGGTCATTGACGCAGAGAAGCACCACCTTGATTACAAGCAGTCCTATAAGGACAACAGGATATCCGAGCTTAAACAGAAGTACCAGCCCAGTGGTGGAGCTTCAACCCTTATCTCGAGAGCCAAAGGAGAAATCCGTGTTCCTGAGAAGAAGCTCAATTACAGACCTGATCCAGAAACTGGTGAGAAGTCTTACCGAATCACTGGCGATACCTATAACCAGTACAAAAAGAATGACGACGGTACCTGGAAGCTTGTAAAAGAGAACGTACCCCGTACCACCTTAACTACCCAGATGGCCGAGGCCAAGGACGCCTACTCATTGTCTTCTGGAACTGCAGTGGAGAATGCCTATGCCGACTATGCTAACAAGCTTAAAGCCATGGCTAACGAAGCTCGTAAAGAATCGATGGCGGTCAAGTCCACCCCATATTCTCCAGAAGCCAACAAGAAGTACGCCGCCGAAGTTCAGTACCTTGATGCCCAGCTCACACTTGCCAAGAAGAATGCGCCAAGAGAAAGACAGGCCCAGCTCTTAGCAAACAATGCCCTCAAAGCTAAAGTTGCTGACAATCCGGAGCTTAAGGATGACAAAGACAAGTACAAGAAGACTAAGTTCAATGAACTGAAGCGTGCAAGAGAGATAGTTGGTGCCAAGAAGAACACAGTCAAGCTTACTGAGAAGTCATGGGAAGCTATACAAGCCGGTGCCATCTCTAATAATAAGCTGCTCGACATCCTCAACAACGCAGACATGGACCTGGTCAAGGAGTATGCAACCCCACGAAAGAAGGAAAGCCTTAGTGCATCCAAATTGTCGCTTGCCAACTCTATGTACAAAGCAGGATTTACTTATGCAGAAATTGGCGAAAGACTTGGCATTTCAGCGTCACAAGCATCAAAGATTGTTAACGAATAAACGTCACATCGAGCTTATAGTATTACGAAAGGAGTGTTGACCTGTGCCCGACTACGCCATTACCACGATTGACAACCCTTTTGATCCTTTTACGCAGTTCGATGAATGGTTTCAGTATGATTTGTTTTGTGGTTACAGAACTTGCGAGAAGCTTTCTCGTCTTGCTGCGACCTCAAATGTACTTTCAGATGAAGAAAATGACATCGAAATTGCTTCTGCAATGGATCAAATGATTGCTGATGAACCTTTGATCTATCGAAAGGTGACCAAAAGTTAATTAAAACACATGGGAGGGGGTCTCCCAAAACTACACCCCCTCCTTCAT